CACCCCATAAATCCCAAGCAATTCTCCAAGTGGTGGGTTCGCCATCCCTGAATTCATAATGAGTTGAGCGGTAATTACCGTGCCTAGAAAAGAAAGAATACATTCTTTTAACTGTTGACAATGTTAAATTTTCTCTATTTTTTAATTGATTTGCTCTTGCTACTCCAACAGCCGTTCCGCCTCTTCCGTATTTTTGCCTCCATTCTAATGCTCTTTCGCCTACTTTTGCCATCTCTTCGGTTGGCTTAAATGTTTCACTTGCTTTTGCTTCAAACGATTTTTTACCAAACTTATTAGAATAATCTGCGATACATCGACAGTTAATTGACTCCTCGGCTGGCAAGTTAGGATCTCTTGGGAATTTTGCAATACTACCGCCAATTAAAAAATTTTCATCAACATTTACTTGTTGAAAATCAGCTTGTGCATGTGTTATTCTAGTTCTTTTATCAAGTAAAGCTACCCAAGTTTTAAGCACTTCAATTGCCTTGCCGTCGATCTCTAATTGTGCTTCATTAATAAGTTCACCTTCTTCTTGCCTAGTCCAACTTTCAGTCAAGCCAACAACTTGTGAGGCGATTAATTGAGTTCTTGCTTCGCTTTTATCAAGTAAGTTAATTTTAATATTTCTTGCAATAATGATCCATTCAGGCAAAGCCTTTTGAGTATTGAATTTAATCTCTTCTTGTGATATTGCCAATAATATTTCTTTTGCATTTGTTTCGGCTATATATTTTGCTTGCCTTTCACTTTCGTTAGCAACAAAGAAAGTAGCTGAATCTTGGAATTGTGTATTAACCTCTTTTAACTTGTCTTTTACTTTTGGATCTGTGATCTCTTTTATTTCGAAATCAATGCCAAAATTTAATCCTTTTTGTTGCAAGTCTTCTCGTAAAGAAAAACCAAATTCTTTTATTGTTTTTCGCATCATATCCCTAACTTCTTTTAGGAACTCTGGGTAATAATTATTCGCCAACTCATTAGAATTGATATTGCCATTTTTACGATAAATACTTTCTGCATCATTTGCCATATTTTTAAATATGCCTTTAATTTTAGGTATTGCATTGGCTTCTAATTTTCTTTTGCGAACATCAATTTCCATAAAACTCTTTTGCTTTTAATTCGATATAATCATCAGTATAAAACTTGCCACCATCTTGCTTTTGTTGATCTTTCATTATCTTAATAAATTCGCTTTTAGCCATAGGATCGTCTCTATTATCCTCTGTGTTTATATCTTGACCGACTGGCACTTGATTTGCTGGCTTGTATATTACATCGCCACCGCTTATTGCTTCGTATCCAATCATCGTTCTAATTTCATTGTCGCTTAAAATCCCTATTTTACTTGCCATAATAGCATTTTCAAATTTTCTTGCTTCCAAAGGCTCAATTGCCGATTCGTCAAAAGAATATTCTAACTCTTCCGCTCCAGTATATCTTGTTAATAATTTAGTCGATAAAAAATTTAATATTCTTTTTAGAATTGGTAAAACGGCATTGTCGTAATAAGTATATTTAGCAGCATCCAAGTTAGAAAATGTCATACTCTGCGAACTAATCATTGGTAGCGGTATTTTCAAAGCATTGTAAATCGCTTCATTGACTGATTGTTTAAGCTTTGGGAAGTCCATATCCTTCATTGATTCCGATAATTGCTTCCAATCAAAATCTCCTCCTAAAAAAGCTAATTCACCAGCATTTTTTGCCCCTGATAGCCTTTCTTTCATTACTTGCTTTACTTTATCAATTTGTTCTGGTTGCAATTCATCTGTGCCTTTGTAAGTAATCATTCCACTTGGTCTTGCACCATTTTTAAGTAAAGAATAATTATGGATTGAGGCTGCAACAAATTGAGAGATTTCTAGTTGACAACCTATAAAGGCACTACAACCAACTAAATTTGTTGATGAGAATTTAGGGTTAAAAGACCGTAGATGTATTAGTTCATTTTTTTTTGCATCAATAAATCTTTTTTTGCCATCTCTTGTATATGTTGTAGAGTTATTAACAGTTGACACGGTGTATTCGCCCATATAACCATCGTTGCCAGCTAAAATTGTTATATCTGTTGGTCTAATATTATTTATTTCAATCGGTTGAGATTCGCCGATTATGTTAATATAAGCATTGCCAGTTAATAAATAATAACTCGCGATCTCTTTAATAAATAACTGAGAATCGGTGAAGGGGTTAGGGTTTTTTAAAATATCAAGGGCTTTATGTTTATATATAAAGTCGCCAGTTTTTTTGTTTTTTAAAACAATATCAATAGAGCTTATTGAATCGGTGATTAAATTAGTTGCTGTAAAGACAGGGCAAGCATCATAAAAATAATTAATAAATGCACTAGCACTACTGTTTGAGCTATATTCTTGTTTGAGAAAGTTAAATGCAAACCAATCTTGCACCCCGTAGCTTTTTTTTTCTTGTTTTTTTTTAAAGAATAACATTTTGATAAAAATTTTTTTAAATAAAAATTAGTTTTTTTTTTTAAAAAGTCATTAGAAAAAACTATGATTAAAAAGCATAAAATTCTTTTTTCGAAAATAATGCAATTTTACAAGCATCAATTAAAGTGTCAACAAAATCGTCGTGAGCGGATTGATTAAATGATAACAACTCCTCGATTATATCGTTAAAGTTATCAATAGTGTTATTCATAATAACATTAGGTGAAGTAGAATTTAAAGAGGGTATTATATTGTTTGCTCGCATAACTTTATCGCCATCTCTTGGTAATGTTTGTTTAATCATTGTTTCACTTGGCACAGGCAAGCCATCCTTTCGATATTGTTGTAATAAATAAGTGCCGTGTGCCTTATCCTCAATCCATATATAACGAAAACCATATTGTATTTTTGGCATTATCCAAGGTCTAATCCAATTGTCAATCTCAACTGAATTAATTTTTTTTCTTTTTACATCTATTAAGTAAAGTTTTTTATCTAACACTCCCCAATAACTAAAACAAGTAAAATCGTTGTGTTGTTTATCTTTATAAGCCAAGTCGGCAGTTATAAAAGTATAATCATATTTGTTAGGCAAATTGCTAGTGAAAATAAAGCAATCTCTTTTAAATAAAGCACCACTTGACAAAATAGGGCTTTGTTGATATTGTGATAAAAACATAAACTCATTTTTTTGCAACTCATTCAATCGGTCTTCTGTGTATTGCGACGGTAATTGACAAACTCCATTGTCAATAAGTGGTAATTTTAATAAATTAAATTTATATTTATCTAATAAAAAGCCCGATATGTCTTCAAGATGCAACCTTTGTTGTATATTAATAATTGGCACATCGCTATCATTAAGTCTACTTAATAAGGTCTCTTCAAAATATGTTTTAACTTTATTTCGGCGAACTTGTGAATAAATGTCAGATGGTTTATTTAGATCGTCTTGTAAAAGACATCCTGAAAATTGTTTAGATCCTCTGATTCCAGAACCAAACCCAGTAATTTGCGATCCGACTGATGAAAATAATACTACACCACCTTCGGCGGTTGTTATTTTTCTACTTGAAAAAGTAGCCTTGCCAGTCTCTTCTTTTATGTATGCCTGCCAAAAGTCATCAATAGCATTAACCTCTTCACTCTCTTCTTTAATATGATTATCATACATCGCTAAATAAACTGGGTTTATTAGAATATTTGTTAGATCTCTTGCTATATCATTTAACAAAGCCTGCGAGTAGCTAGTATAGATAAAATTGCTTTTAGGGTTTATAGCTAATGTATAAGCTATAAAGTATTTAGCTAGGGTTGTTTTAGCGGATCTAGGACAAACATTTATATTTAGTCTTTTTTCTTTTAAATCATAAACATCTTGGTAAGCTTGTAATAACTTAGGGTGCAATGCTTCTTTTATAAATTTTCTATTCTCAATCAATCTAAACATATACAAAAACCAAGTCTCAAAACCTTTTTTATGTAGTAGCTGACCGAAATATTGAGGGTTTTTAATCTGCATTATTTATTGTATCATTAATATGATTTTCGTATTCTTCTTTTTCTTCTTTTTCTATATAAACAACTTTTGACTTAATCTCGCCAGAGTGTTCGGTTTCTGTTTTTAAACTAAATTCTTCTTTTGCTTTTCTTTCGGCATACCATTTTGCCGTTGAAACATCGCCTTCATCCAGTGCTTTGTTGATTACAACTATTGATTTTATTAATGGTTTTTTTTGTAAAGATTTGCAATAGTCAAGAAAACCTTCTTCCTTATCGCAGTAGCTATAAAAAGTTGGTTTTGATATTTCAGCCCATATGCAAGCATTATCAATACTAAAACCTTGTGAGAAAGCTTCTTTTAATTTTTTTATTGTTTCAGGTGTCATTGCTGTTGGTCTACCAGCCTTCTCAGCTTCTTTTTTTATAATTATTTTAGCAGGTTTGTTTTTTATTCTAGATAACTTCATTTTTGTAATTATCTTATTACATCTATTGCCAAAAGAAGCATTTCTGCCGTAGTGATTTTTATAAGTTCCTGTTGATATTCCTATTTCTTTACAAGCATTAGCTATATGTCCGCCGTTATCTTCCAGTATTTTATAGAATAGTTCTTCTTTTTCTTGTGTTAAAGCTATCAAGTGTTTAGTAGCTTCTTTCATATTTTTTTTACTATTCATAAATTATAATCTTTCCAATTAATTTGTTTTTTTTCAAGCACTTTAATTGCTAAAGTTAGTGCTTTTAATTTAGTATCTGGACTTACTTTGTTAGATGAAATTATTTCCAATAATTTAAAACTAATTGCCCCCATTTTTATTATTTGTTCAGCCAGTTCTTTATCTCCTTTTTCTAAAGCTGATTTTTGTAATTTTTTAGTAAAAAAATTAATTGCAAACTCTAGTTGCTCAGCAAATTTTTTACTATTTTTCATTATTTAAAAAATTTTCTAAACAATTAATATTATTTTTTTTTACAACATAATTAATATTATTAATTTTACAAAAATCTATATATCTTCTTACAATAACATCACAATATTTCGGATCTAATTCCATAGAAAAACATTTTCTTTTTATTTTTTCACAAGCTATTATTGTAGTTCCGCTTCCTGCAAATAAATCAACCACTTTATCATTAATTTTGCTAGAATTTTGAATTAATTTTAAGCACAAATCTAATGGTTTCATTGTTGGGTGTAAATCGTTGTGCAGTGTTTTGTCGTTGTAAATAATTGTTTCTTGGTTTTGATTCAATGTATTTTGTAATAAATTTATTAATTGATGTTTATCTAAATTTTTTATATCGGTTCTTTCTTTATCTAATACTGTATCTTGTGTAAAATCTTTGCAAAAATAATGACTGGCACCTTCTTTCCATCCATATAAAATAGGTTCGTGTCTCCAATTATAATCTTGCCTAGATAATGTAAAATGACTTTTTACCCATATTAAATTTTGAGCAAATTTAAATCCAGCATTTACAAGTTGTTCTGTAAAAATTACTCTTTCACTTTCTCCATGAAAAATATAATATA